ATTAAGTTTCTTCAATGAGAAACTCAATGGCTTGGAAGCTTAGCTTTAAGCACCATCTCGATAAAGGCAATTGGAAATCTATCAGTAGCGGCCGTAAGGTCGATACTGTAGAATTCGTTGGCTCGTTCGAGTTTGGACTTAAAGTTCCCTTGGCCGAATGTACAATACTGAGGAATTTTCCTTAATACCCCAAAAAGGTAATAATGAAAAGGTCTCAGGACTGTTTGACTTCAATAATCAAGGATCCCTATAACTCTAACCTTAACTTCCTTATCAGGGAAGTAAGATAATCTCCGTGCTTTCCCAACTTCTGTTGGTAAAATACCGGAGAAGAGTTTTAGGCCCTTGAGCATTGAATTCAACTTGAGAGTAAATTTCTCTCCACCTATCACTCGAAGAGATTCGAGTGTGGACTCGTTTAAGGAAGCTAAATCCCTTAAACAAGTTCATAAAGCATGACCGTTAGGTCCTGCTTTAGTAGTGAAGTGAAATTTCTTTCAAGACAGCCACCTTGGTACCTTTTGAGAAGGTTTGTACCCAAGACTTCGCCAGAAGTCTGTCGTGTACTTATCCATCTTATCAAAAGGCTCCACTGAAGGAGGATTGATAATCGGAGAAATATCCGGCAATCTTCCGGCATTTAGAGCCCTTGTAGAAAACAGTATCGTGTTAATCACCTGCAAAACTGGAGGTGATCCTACCCGTACTGATTTTATCAAAGGCCCTAAAGCCAAGGGTATACCGTCTTTGGTACACCTAACCCCGAGAGATGTAACTCTGCTGCCTGACAAGTAGCAGAGCAATGCTCCTCGGACTTGTTTACAAAATGTAATTAAGCCCAGAGGGCCCCTAGTTTTAAGAACTAAGGACATCTTCGAGATCAAGAATTGATATTCATGCCATGGTCTAGAATCGGCTTTGTCTATAAAGACAAAGTGGATTCAGTTAATAACTTTTGGAATTAACTGGAGCAATTTGAAAGTTGCTCTATTTAGTTTCATAATTATTAAGTGACCGGATGCTTATAGAATCCGGGACTCTAATGAGTCTCGCCCTATAAGCGGACACGGCCTCCATAGCCTGAATTCATTGTTGACGGGGTCGGGTATCAACAATGGCTCTACTTGAAATAGTAGAGACGGCTTCGGCCGTGTTGTCCCCG